CGTAACGCTGTTCCCTACACGAAGATCACTTGGCGACACACGAAGTGTCTGAACTGCGGTCAACACAGAAGGGACATGACCTACCAGTAAATCGGATGGCGATTTAATGCGGTTTAGGAATCGTCCCACGCCCCTACCATACATATAGGTCTGTATATCACCTTTCCATGCACCTGCCCCTAGGCGACCCCTGGGGGCAGGTGATTGAAAACGAATGGCAACACCAGCGGAAATAGTCACGGCGATTGAAACAGCGATGGCATCCCGCGCAACGTCTGGCGCGGCAGGTGTCGTGTCCGTGACGATTGACGGCGTGTCAACGTCGTATTCCTTCGATGAAGCAGTTAAGGCGCTTCAGTTCTGGGAACGACGTGCAGCCGTAGCGGCAGGCAAGCGAAGGCTTGTCAATACACTGGATCTTCGAAACGTATAGTGGGCATTAAAGACTGTATAAAGCGGCTTTTCGGTTTCGGTTATCAGGCGGCAGAAGGCACACCCAGGCGCAAAGCCCCGAACATCATCCTTCGATCCGAAGATGATGAACTGTGGACCGCCCGGCGAACGGCACTAATCGGGACGACCCGTGATCTAATGCGGAATTTTGCCGTTGCCCGTTGGGGTGTCGGCAAGCATCTGGACTACGTTTCCAGCTTCAGTTTCCAGTCCCGCACGGGCGTTGACAGCCTGGATAGATACATCGAAGACCTGATGTACACGTGGTCATTGCCCCAGAACTGCGACGTGACCGGCAGGCATGATTTCACACGATTGACCCGGCTGCTGGAAGGTCGTGCAGTCGTGGATGGTGATTGCTGGTGGGTCAAACTAGCCAGCGGTCAGATCCAAGCCATCGAAGGCGACCGCATCAGAAACCCAGGCGATACCAAGCAAGTGCCGATCCCCGAAGGCGGTTCGATCGTCAATGGTGTCGTATTGGGACCGGCTGGGAATATGGGCGGCGTCTGCGTTTGCAAACGCAGCAACAAGACCCGGTTTGAATTTGAACAGTTCGTTCCGTCGCAGTACGTCATCCATCACGGCTACTACGACCGTTACGACCAAGTCCGGGGAATCAGTCCGCTTGCCAGCGGGTTGAACGCATTTCGTGACGTGATGGAAGCGTCAGAATATGCGCTTCTGAAAGCGAAGATCGTCGCATTGTTCGGATTGAAGGTAACCCGTCAAGACGCTGACGTCTTGCCGCAAAGCGTGGATCAGGACGCAGACGACCCAGGATACATGGTCGATTTCGGAAAGGGTCCGTTCCTGCTGGATCTTCAGCCCGGCGATGATGCCGAATTTCTGGAATCATCGCATCCCAGCACGCAATTTCAGGACTTCATGCAAGCCAGTTTGGGCATCGCTTTGAAGTCCCTGGACATCCCGCTGTCGTTCTATGACGAAAGTTTCACGAACTACAGCGGCGCACGGCAGGCATGGATTCAATACAACCAATCGGCGGACCAGAAGCGGAATCAATTACGTCGTGCGTTGAATGACGTCGTCATGTGGAAACTGGGCAGTTGGATTGCCAGCGGCACGCTGCAATTGCCAAGCGGCATGACCATCTTCGATCTGAACTGGGAATGGGTCGGAACCGGTGTTCCGTGGCTGAACCCGCTGCAAGAAGTCCAAGCGAATATAGCGGCAATCAATTCCGGTCAGACCAGCCGTCAACGACTGTGCAAGGAACGTGGGCAGGACTGGAACGAAATCGTCCAGGAACTTGCCGCTGAACAACAGCAGTTGCTTGCGTTGGGATTGAACCCGAACGCCACCCCGATCCCCATGACCATCACCGTAGTTGCTTCTGGCGACGAAGGAAACAACACAGATGAATAGTGACAATCAATACAAAAGCGTCCCGAAGTCAGCGTTGCAGTTCCGTTTCGGCACCTGCGAATTCGGCGACAACGGACCAGACGCTAAGACTGTCCCGTTTTCCATGGTCGCCCGCACTGGTGACCCAATCACGCATTGGTATTGGGACCGTGTGGTTCACGACATGAACGGGATGCAGATCCACAAATCACGTCTGCCTATCGACTACGTCCACGATGAAACGGAAATCCTGGGATACGCCAACCACTTTGACACCAGCAGTGGCGACCTGATCGCCAATGGTGTCATTCAATCATACAAGGAAGGCGACCGGGCAGGGGAAGTGATCTTCCGCGGGCGGAACGGTCAGCCCTACGAAGCATCTATCACGCACGATGATGACATCGTCATTGAAGAACTGCCGGAAGGCGCAATGACCGAAGTCAACGGGCGACAGGTTCAGGGACCGCTGACCATCATTCGTCAGTGGGCACTGCGTGGAATTGCCGTCTGTCCCTATGGCGCAGACCGCAACACGTCCACGGATCTATCAGACCAGAACAAGACAATTCAAGTGAAGGTATTGCGTACTATGTCCCAAAACACAGAAGCGGAAGCAGTGGCGGAAGCCCCTGCCGTTGAACCGCAAGCGGAACCGGACGTTCAGCCTGTTGCCGAACAGCCGGAAGTTCCCGCTAGTTTCAGTGCGGGTCAGACGCCTGACCCGAAGCAGGATGGTCAACGGTTCCTGGACACGTTCGGCGAAAAGGGTGGTGTGTGGTTCGCGCAAGGCAAGTCCTACGACGAAGCCCTACACCTGTTCGTCGGCGATCTGAAGCAAGAAAACCAGGAACTGAAAACCCGGCTGGCTGCGTTGGCTGGCTATGGGGCGAAGACCCCTGTGACGTTCCAACCGGAACAGACTGACGACGGTAACTTCGACAGCAAGAAGTTTGAAACGCTGTCCAAGCGCGTCAGCACCGGTGTTGCTGCCCATGCGGCAACGATGAAACTACCCCGAAAATAACAAAGGAAATTTGAAGAATGTCTGCACTTACTTTGACTGATGTTGCGAAATTCAGCCCGAATGTTCGCACCGAAATGATTGATGAAGCGGCGAAGAACTGCCCGGAATTTAACGTCCTTCCGTGGAAGTCCGTTCCCGGATACACGTACTTGACCATTGTTCGCACGGCGAATCCCACGGTTTCCTTCCGTGACGTGAACGAAGGCGCGGATTCGACCCATTCCACCTACATCAACCGGACCATCACGTGCAGCGTGCTGAACCCGCGGTGGGAATGTGACAAGGCGGTTGCCGATGCCCATATCGACGGCGCGGAAGCCTATATCGCCATGGAAGCCCTGGCACAGATGCAGGGTGCGATTGTGACCGCTTCCACGCAACTTTGGTACGGCACCGATGCCGACGCCAAGGGCTTTGCCGGTCTGGCATCGCAGGTCGATTCCGGGATGGTTGTGGACGCTGGTGGAACGACCGCGAACACTGGTTCCAGTGTGTATATCGTGTGTGCCAGCCAGCCGGATTACCTGACGTGGGTGTTGGGTGCCGATGGCAATTTTGAAATCGGCGATGTCCGGATCGAAAGCATCACGGATGCCAATGACAAGCGTTACAGCGCTTATGTCCAGGACGGTACGTTCTGGGTTGGCTGCCAGTTGGGTCATGCCAAGTCGGTTGCCCGTATTCGGGACCTGACGGCGGACAGCGGCAAGGGACTGACGGATGACCTGATCTATCAGGCTTTTGAAAAGTTCCCGGTTGCCCTTCAGCCGACCGCCATTTTCATGAACAAGCGCAGTCTCGCACAGTTGCGGGCAAGCCGTCAGGCGACCAATGCGACGGGCGCACCCGCCCCGACCCCGACCGAAGTTGAAGGCGTTCCGATCTATCCGACGGAAGCCTTGAAGAACACCGAAGCCCTGGTGTAACGAAAGGAACCAAATGCAGTATTTCAAACTTTACAGCGTGACTAAAGCCCTGCCCGAATCGGCAGGCAGCGTAAGCACCGATGGCGTCTGCATCGGCGAAGACGGCGGGGACTTTGTAATCCCCCACGAATTCGTTCTTCACCTTCCGGTTCTGACGGCAACCGAATTGCCGAAAGACGAAACCGTGATTTACAAGGTGGAACAGGATGCAGACGACACGTGGACGTCTGGCGCAGAAACCCTGATTCCCGAAATCGCCCGGCAGACGGGCGGGGCGTCCGGTGGGGCTGCCGCTGCCACGGTCTATTTCCGTGTGCCGTCCAATGCCCTGCAATATATCCGTGTGACTGCTACGACTAGCACGAATGCGGGCGACTGCAAGGCGAAGTCGGTGGTTCTTGACTTCAACGTCTAACGAATGACCGAACTGCAAACCGCGATAGATAGCAACTATCTGGCAGTAATTGCCGTTGCTGGCTTGTCTGTGAACTACCGCAGGGGCACTGTCCCTGCGGTAGTCCTGACAGCCGTTCCCGGGAAATCCAGCCACGAAGTGG